CCCTTAACTTTAAGTGCCATAAGCCGTACGTTTCATAGTTGATTTCATCCATAAGAATTGATTCTAGAATCCACTTTTCAAAGTCAGCCTTTTGGGAAGGGTCATAGAATGGGTAGTCAAAGTCAAAGATTTTAGTACGTGCGATCTCAATTGCATCGTCAAGTGAAGATAAACCTACACTTTCAGTTCTTCCACTTAGTGATTCTACAATAGTTTTAATTTGAATTGTATATTTTGCCATTCTACTCACCCCCTTCAATAGGTTGCCCTAAAACACCATTCGTTTCAAGTCGTGAAGCTTGAGTCAAGATATTTTCGTTGACTTCTACGGTAATGTTTAGACCTTTCATTTTGTTATATTCTTCTAAAGCATTTTTACGTGACTGTAGTTTGTTGACAAGAATATTGTTTGTGTCACCTAGACTGTTTCGTGCTTCATCTTGAACAAGCCTTTCTTTCTTTCCAATATTCATGTTACGAATTCCAATCTCGGTTAATGCTTCATGCCATAATTCTTTTTTCATATCTTGAATCTTATCTGCAATGAATGGGGCATCTGTTTTTAAGACAGTGAATTCTTTTAGATCTAACGATTTTGTACCGAAAATAATAGGTACGTTTCCGTTGTACTGTTGGTAAATGTTAAGCCATGCCTGCCTATCTTCTTCATTTGTTAGAATTGCTAAAGGGGTCTTTTGAGCGTTCAAATTCACATTGATAACATTGTCCCACTCCCATAGCCTTTGTGCGTAATAATTGATAGTATCAATAGTAGGCATATGTGAGAATTTATCCCACATGATAACAGAGTCTTTGTTTGTTAGGTTTCTGTTATAGCCACCGTAAGCCCATGCGTGCCTTTTGTTAGGAATGCCATATATATTTAATGAGCCATTGTAATTCCACATGGTAGCAATATGTCCACTATCTGTATCATACACTTTAAAGTCTGGGTCTTCGCTTAATAATACCGAACCTTGAGCAATCATGACTAATTCCATGAATCGTGGGTCAATCGTTTCGGGTAGGTTGTTATATTTAAACAATGCAAGTGTAAGATCTAGCAGCTGAACCCAGTATTTATTGTGTGTCCATTTATTAAGACCAAGACTAGAGAAGAAGTTCTTATTGTGAATATTTGGCATATTCCATGTATTCTGCATTTGATAGTGCTTATTTCTGTTTCTTCTGCCCATGTTTAAACCTCACTTTCTATACTAATATTATACCACATAAAAACTAAAAGTGATACGCAAAGCACGCACCACTTTTAGCTAGTAAATCAAAACTGAAATGATTATAGGAGGACCTATTAATTAGGACCATATTTATTATAGAATTAAACTGGTCTGTTGTCAAGATTATAATTACCAATTGAATCAAGATTTTTCCAGAATGTGATACCATTGTCATGAATGGCATTGATTTGACCAACTAATTGAGAAGGCAAGCTTGCTTTCACATCGCATCCAACTGTTTTTATGAAAGTGAAGTGCGGCCTAGCTTTTGGGTTTGGTGTTCCTAGTTCATTAATAGCATATCCATATTTAGTAAAATAATCGTCAATTCTTTTAGCAAAATATGGTTTGATACACATACTATATAAAGCGATATAGTGGTATCCCATTTCATGAACTACTGAATTTGATTTGTTTCCAGTCGCTTGTTGTGAATTCACCATTCTGTCTTTCTTTTGAGCATACATATTAGAAGCTTGTTTAAAACTAGAAGCAACCCCAGCAGCACCAACACCGAAAGCAGTAGCTTGGGCACTTGTCATAGATGTGGCACTAGCTAACATCATGCCTCCAGCACCAGTCATAAGACCAGCAACACTTGCAACAGCGGAAGCACCAACACCAAGCATTTGTAAAGTTCTTGAGTTAGCCGTCTGGGCAAGCCAAGCTTTATACTGGTCAGAGACATAACCACCTTTAGGGAAATCATTGATAGAAATCCCCTCGTCAATATACTCTGCATCATGTAAATATTCACGTGGGAAAATATATCCTTCTGGATTTGGTGTGATAGTACAATGTACCTCGAAAACACAGTCGTCTGATAAAAAGTTTTCATATCTATAATTAGCTATATTTCCAGCATGATTAGTAGCTTTTAAATATTTATATGGATATGTAAATAATTTATTATTTTTTGGTGTGTATGTATTAGCTATTTTTGAATAAGGCTTTGAAATTGCTTTCTCGATACTATGAGTGTCTTTAATTTCGACACTTCCTGTAGATGATACTTCATCACCAGTTGTAAAATCTGGTACTTCATAAATATCAATTATTTGGTCTGTCACACCGCCTTCATTAGCATTTCTAATAAACCTTCCAAACTTATCTTTATTAAGAAATTTATATATCTTACACCCATAATTTACACCATTAATAACAGATGTTGGGTTTTGGTCTTCTTGTTTTTCTGGGTCCCATTCATACCCATCTTGTGACAGTGTTGTAGCAACGCAAGTGTGTGTATGTTGAAACTCTCGAATGCCTACACCACCTTCATACACATATTCACCTATTTCAAGATTTTCTTCAATCAAATTACCACCAATACTATCATCCTCAACGTGTTGTCTTTCAATCAAACATTGCGAATACGTAAAATCAAAATAATAAGTCTGCATTACATCCAGAATGAAGGAAATTTCCCATGTGACATTGTTAACCCATGTTACATCTGTAACGAATGCATAGAACCATTTATTTTCATAGTTAGTATTCTTAAACATCATATACGTAGCTTGCTGCATAAGCAAACCTTGTGTTGATTCTAATCGAATAGTACCTTGTTGCTTGTTCTTACCAACATACGTACATCTATCCCATTGTCCTAATTTATGAGCGTACATATCATTATACTGAGCCGTAGCATTATCGTAGTCCACTGTATTTTCATAGGTTGGTGTCAGTGATATATTCTTTAAAAGCACCACTGTACTGTTTGGAATTACATAAGCCATATATTTACCTCCTTAAAATAAAAGGTGGGACCACCCACCTTTCTATATACTATGCCACTGTAATAGTTGCTTCACCAGATTTTTCTGGGTCTCCGTTTGAAACGGCCTTAACAGTATATGCTTGAGCCGTAGCGTTATTACCAATAGTAAGAACACCAGTCTTTTCATTGATTGACACATCAACTCCATTACCAGATACTTCCCAGTGGACTGTCTTGTCTGCAAAGTCAGAAGCCGTAACAGTCGCTTTCATAGTCAAGCTTGAACCTTTTGGCATTGTCGCTTCGCTTGGTGCTACTGCAACACTAGTCACTTTAGGTTCTGCTTCCACATACATAATCGCATTTGCAAAGTAACCACTTGCGTATACTTTCCAAACGTGTAAGAAGTTGTTCTCATATAAACCTTGCTGGTTTCGTCTCATGTCAAAGTACTGTTCAACATCAAACACCATGAAGAAGTCTTTATCCACTGTAACCAATGGTACTTCCTTCAATTTAGCCAACTGCTCAGTGGTTGGTCTAATATAGCTTGGTTCATCCGCAAAGATGATATCTAATCGTGCTAACTCATCTGGTGTAAATGAGAAATCATCCAATACAATATAACGTCCACTGAATTGTACATAATCTACATTAAATGCTTTTGCTAAAACTTCAACTCCAGACTGAGCATCAAAAGCACTCGTTACGAATACATACTGGTCATTTTTTAACGCATAGTTCAATACTCCAGCACTGTTGTATTTTCGTGAAGGTGTCATCAACAAGTTAGAAACTGTCTTGACCGCCGTAATCAACTGCTCACTTGTAGCATTTGCTGGAATGATTTGTTTGTACATTGTACCATTCAAAAGTCTTTGAACTAAAATGTACTTCATTGCTAAACGTTCATCATATTCCATTGCCGTATACATTGCATCAATGATACCTGTAATCAAGTTTACTACGCCAGTACTTGAAGTGAATGCTTGTCGCAAAGTCACTTGCTCAATAGTCTGTTTATAGAAAATCTGCGAGTTGATACGATACAACATTGCTTCCACGTCTGGTTTAACACGTTTTTCAACTTGGGTTTCTGCCAGTTCTGGATTATATACGAAAGGTTCGCAAATATTGATAAAGATATCTTCAATCACTTCACCATATTCCAAACGACCACGCTTCAAGTTAGCCCATGGATTTTGGTATGACCTAGACGAAATAATTACCAGTCCAATTCTATTTAATAATTCACTTAGGAATGCGTTTTGCCAGCCTACGTTTGACATAATCGCTTGACCAAAAGCACGAATACTCATTAATGAATCGTTACTTGTAGCCGTTACACCATCTGCCATTTCCTCACCAGCACTTAGCACGTGTGGTGTCCCAGCTTCAAAATCACCACCAATGCCTTCACGAATGGTATTCAGAATATCTGGTGTTTTAGCATCCAACTCTGCTTTAATTGGTTTTTCTGCCATAAATATCTCCTTTCCCACCAATCTAATGTTGGTAATATTTACATATCTATTATAGCATATTTTTACTCAGTTTTAAACAAGTCGTCATAAGATAATTTCTTATCTTCACCGTCTTCATTCTGCTCATCATGCACATCTTTAGGGGAAGGGTTATTATCCACACCACCCAAGAATCGCTCACGATATTTCTGCTTAAATTCCTTTAAATCTGTTTGAGCTTGTGTTAATGCCTGCTTTGTTGTTTCCAGCTCATCATTGTTTGATTCTCCCATTGAATCTGAAATATCCTCCAATAATGAAATTTGTTCATCGGTAGCATCTTCTCCAAACATTTCATTTACCTTTTTAATTAAATCTTCTTTACTTAGTTTTGCCATTTTCTTTTCCTCCTTTTAAAATGGTCTACCCATATGGAATATCCATTTTGACTTTTTCTTTTCTGGTTCTATTTCTCCACTTCCTGGAAGCACTGGTTTCCAATCCTTTAAATACTGATACCATTGTTCCGCCTGCGTCCCTCTTATAGGTTGATTAGGGTCTGCCGGTCTTTCGTAGTTTGCCAGAAACTCAATAGCCAAGTCATAAGGTTTTCCTTTACTTTGTGTAAATTCCTTAAAGCTTTCTGGGTAGGCACTTGTTGCTATCCACTGGGTGTTAGTAGCTACTTCGTAGTTCATACGAGCGCACTCCCCATAGCCAAAATTATCTATGGTAAATCCATTATCACGTAACCAGTCCAATACTTTCGTATATGGTGTCCACTGGACTAAACCATAACCTTGACTTTCCGTAGGTGTACCATATGGCGTATCGTTCTGCCAACGGCAAGGTGATATAGTACTTTCACTTTGCATATTACCAAGTACACCACAACACGCATTCAATGTCCATCCATATAAGATATTCATAGTACCATAGAAGCACTTGGCATTGTTTCGCATTTCATCTTCTGTCAATGGTCTTGAAGGTTCTGTCAAACTTGTGTTTGTAATTACCCATTCCAAAGTGTCATAACTTGGCTGGCCTTTTTTGAATATTTGAAAGGTTCTTCCAAGTGTTTCTGTAAAGTTGGTATCATTTCCATAAAAGACAAGATTAGGTTGTACGTTTCCTTCCAGTCTGTAGCATGGGTTGCCATAACCAGTACACACCATGCCACTATAAGTAAAGTTAGCACCTTCGGTCAAACTAGCTTCAATATGTACGTGATTCTGTTGTACTCCAGCATTTCCAGTATGATAAATAGCTTCTCCTTGTTTGTACGAATCTTTTGAAGGTGGGTTGTTGTCGTGTGTGAAACTAAATACGGCAATTCTTAGCCCACTTGGTGTCCATACTTTTTTATCCGACTGGTACACAACATCATTTGTTGCCGAACCAGTTCTATGTGTGACATGACAATCACATGGGGCATACAATGTCTGAGGATGTGGTCCACAATCTATTGCATAGGAACAACAGTGACTGTAGTCATCTGGACCCCATTGAGCAATATTACAAGTTTCTAACGGGAACAAACATACTTGATACCCTTTATACTTTAACTTCTCATTTGGTTTCATTCTCAACACCTACATAGTATTCAAGCATCTTGTAGAAGCGTGCATACTTATCTTTATATTCTTCCTTGTCCTTCATAAGACTTAAGCAATGAGTGTAGAAGTCAATCCTCCACTCAATGCTTTTATCTGAGGGGTAGCCGTTCGGGATATCCTCTGGCTTTCTGATATTGTATATCTCTTTGAAATTACACAATTTCTGCCCACTTGTCTTTTCCATAGATCTCACTTCCACTTACGGCCACAAAGTTTGTGTTTCCACTTGCCCCAGTATAACACACATATCTATGACCATTACCAACCCATTTCCCCCAGTAATGTACTGTATTGCCTTTGTTGTATTGGGCCACAACTCTACCACATACTGGATTCTGTTTTCTTACGTATACACAATCAACAAGAAAATTAGCCGTACCATTTTCCAGAATAACATCCTTCATATTGAATACTGAATTTACTGGATCTTCATCCAATACCACATCTGGCACTAGATATCCTAGAAAAGTCATTCCACAATATCCATTTGGGTTTCCTTCTACATAGTCAAATAAATTTCCACCATAGTTTGACTGAGACCACGCAACGGTATACGTATCAATGATATCTTCACAAACGGCTACATGACCATAATCACCATAAGACCATATCATCAATGCACCTTTGCTTGCATACTTGCTTGGTTTAAGTCTTGAGTTATGTGTTGTCCATAAGTCCTGAGCACCATGCACACGTGTATATCCATCAATAGGAATTACTTCTCCCAGAATCTCAGATAATCTGGCCGTAGCATATGTGAAACAGTTTGGCATATTTACACCTGTTCTCTGTATGGCATAACTCATCCATTCAGAGTCCATTAAGCCTTGAATATTTGTCCTTTTATAAAACATTATTTGTCCTCCCCATTATAACCAAGCAATTTTTTAAGCTTTTCAATTGAAATATCTGGATTGATTTTATGAATGTTTTCCCAGATACTAACAATTTCAGTGCCAATCGCATAAGCACAAATAATTGGTAATAGTCCATCTGCATATGGCAATGTAATGTAGTTTTGAGAATAACTCACAATAATACCGAAAATATACATACAGATAAAACCAACTTTTTTAAATAAACCATCCCTTAATTTACTTGACTGAATACCTTCACCATTTCTAATAGCTCCAAGAATCCCAGTCACTAAATCAAATCCATTGAATAGCATAGCAATTTTAATTAGCACCATGACTGCACCTCCTAACTTTATACCATTATTATATCATAAAAGTATGGTATAATTGTAGTAGAAAGGTAGTGAAAATTATGCGTGAAAATAAATTCTATGACGGAACAAAACTTATGGGCATGAAGGACATCAACGGGAATACACCCGAAATATTCATATGCACTTCAAACCGTTCTGCTGGAAAAACAACCTTCTTTAATAGATATGCTTTTAAGAAGTGGTTAAAGAAAAAAGAAAAGTTTCTGATTCTCACTCGATATGATTATGAGCTTCCTAATATAGGTGATAGATTTTTCAAGGAAATAAGAGAACTCTTCTTTCCTAATTGTTCCATGTTCACGGAAAAGCGAGCTGGGGGAACTATATATGAACTTATGGTGTACCAAGGTGAACAGACAGAAAAGAAGTCGTGTGGGTATGCCGTCGCTATTAATAAAGCTGACCAGGTAAAAAAGTACTCACACTTTCTAGCTGATGTAACGTGTATCATATTCGATGAGTTTCAGTCTGAAACAAATAACTATGCCCCAGATGAAATTACAAAATTCATTTCTATCCATACATCTGTGGCCCGTGGTGGTGGGAAGCAAGTACGATATGTACCAGTCTATATGATCTCAAACCCCGTAACATTACTGAACCCCTACTACTTATCACTTGGTACGGGTACTCAGTATTCATTAATTAAAAGGCTACAATGGAACACAAAGTTTCTTCGTGGGGTTGGCTGGGTGCTTGAACAAGGCTTCAATGAAAGTGCGAGTGCAAGCCAGAAAGAATCAGCTTTCAACCAAGCTTTCGCAAACAATACCTATGTGGCATATTCCAGTGAAGGTACATACTTACGTGATGATAATTCCTTTGTGGACAAGCCAAGTGGAAAATGTAATTATATCTGTACTCTTAAATTCAACAATATCAATTATGGTGTATATGACTACATGGAAGAAGGTTACTACTACTGCTCAACATCCTATGACAAGACTTCCCCACTCAAGCTTGCCGTTACGAACTCAGACCACCAGATAAATTATCGACTGTTAAGAAGCAATATTTTTGTTATTCAGAAACTTAGAACGATGTATGACTGTGGACTGTTCCGTTTCAAAGATCTAAACTGTAAGGAATGCTTAATGACAGCTCTATCCTATGGATAAAATAAAAAGGTACTCATAAGAGTACCTTTTATATTGTTACAGATAAGTCTATATCATGCGATATCTTACTTCGACTGGTGTGTGGCACTATTTTCCAAGTGAAGATTCCCACAATTTTCACCTCATGACTGACTACATCTGGCAATACCATATAATAAGCAAACACCCAATGTTTCACGTGGAACACTGGGTTTTGCCGTACGATTAAATGAAGAAAGAGTCTATGCATGCCAAGCAACAATCAGCACACTTATAGTATAGCATCATCTCATCACATAGTCAAACTTTTCAAGTAGAATACCTCCTTCAATACGTTTCGGTTTTAAATTGCTTGGAACTTTCAAACCCACCTTAAAATCATTTAAAGTTCTTCGTACACTCAAGAACTCTTTTTCCTTTTCATCTGCATCAGTAGGCACTTCCCCACCACTTAAAGATATATTCATCAGTTCCTTACATCGCTTCCCCATACCAGCACACTTGATATCATAGTGAGTTTCGCAAGGCTTCTCGTCCTCGTGTGTTATATGTTCGATATATGTTTTCTGTCTCACGTATATTGCTTCATCAAAATAGCTTTCACACTTCCACGCATTGAAGTCTGTAGGATGTATTCTTACGTCAACTAATTCGTCTCTTGAGCACATACAGTGGATACTGTCTGTGTCTGCATATACAAACTTCGGATGCTCATAACCAGTGAAATTGTTCTGAGCATTTGTGATCGTGAAATTCTTTGCATAACTTGTGATTGCACTTCCGCAAGCAATGTACCCCGTTTTCTTTTCTCGTTCCAGTACCAGATTATATTTAATACTTCCATCAATGATGCTTACCACCTTGAAGCTGGATATATCACTTGTAGCCGTTTTTCCGTAAAGATTGTTTAAAAACAGTTTAGCCAACTGTCGCATCGCTCCTTTTGAATTCATCTTGATATCTCGCCAAGGATTGATGTACTCATCAAAGATGCCGACTTCTGAATCAAAGTAGCAGCCATCCAGTATTTCAAAATCCTTTACCTCGTAATGTTTTCTGAAAAGTTCATAGTCTGTCATTGTCATGGTAAGTGTTGGTCTTGCTTCCACTGTCTCACCCTGCATATTCACATAAGCACCATAATACTTTCCATCTATACGGATATCACTTGTTTCCAGATACTCATTACCTTTATATAATGCATTTCTCTTTATCTGAATGAAAGGAAGATACCCTTTCTTCAATCTAAATCGAGTCTTTATTCGTATGAAGTAATATCTGTTTGGCCTTAATGCTTCTGGATGTATGAAGTTTCCTTTCCAGAACATGGGCCTTCCGATAGGATAGGCATTCCCAGATGAGGAATGCATGACAGAAGGATACAGACTGTTTACATCACACACGCACCCATGTTTAAATATTCGGTTTTCACATCCCTTGACAACATAGCACCATCCACCACGATATGATTTTCGGATGTACTCGTCCACGTTGTCACATCCAAACTTTTCTTCATCAATTTTGATTTCTTTCAAGTCTGGGAACATTTCTTCATAACGCACTCTTGCGTACGTATGTTTGAACTCTTTCATACAACATGAACCAATCGTCATTTTGTTGTGGCCATTGTCATACATGAACTCTAAAGCTTCCTTAACTACGAAAACATCATTGAAGATATACTCTTTTTCTTTTTCAGAAATATAGCAACCTGGATATCTGAACCCTTCATATTCCATATCGAGCTTTCTGTGTTTTGTCTTGAAGCCTTCACCAATAGCCTTAACACTGAATGGTAGAAGCTTAAGACTGTCTCTGAACTCGATATAATGCCCATTCACATATACAGTAATACTGTAATACTTGCCCATGTTTGATATACTATATCGAATACTTCTATCTGGCATATCTTTCTTATCCAGCCATTTAACCTTGAATTCTTTTTCTGTGGATAGATCTTCATAGGCCTGCTTTAATTTAAGTTTTCCAAGCAAGTAGCATAACCAGAACGTACCGTCAAACCCCAAGTTATGATAGTAAATGAGAATATCTGATTTCAAACTCAACAGATACTCCCATGTCGAATCAATATCATGGAACAGTTTAGCATCTTCTGTATATAATTCTACAATCGCACTGGCCCATACTTGTGTGTCTGTCTGCCCTTTATAGACTGTTGTCTCAAAGTCACCGACAAGAACTTTTCTCTTTCTCTGTCTCATACTCTAGATCTCGTCCATGTAGTCACCATCTGCCATCTCAGCAAGTAGTATTCCAGATATCATATTTGCATACGTCTCAATACCACTATCCACTGCGACTGTATCTAGTTTTCTACCATCTGACAAAAAGTAAATACCTGCATCATATAATGCTTGATACGCATTATCAAATACACTTGTTATTGGATTTTCAAGCAGAAAGTTACCAAGTAAATCATCATTTTCGATTCCTGGAATATTCATAAATTCCCTAATTGCATAATCAGCACCAACTTTAAGGGGTCTTTTAGATGCTTCATCACCCATAGATACCACAGAATATACAGCATTTATAAATTGATTGACAATACTATCTCGCACAGTGACCCAGTCTGCCACATCTTCTGACCACTTTGGATCTTCATACGGAGTCTGTGTGACTTTTGGAAAAGCACTATCGAATGTTGATATCTTTGGTGCTTTCTTAGCCTTTGCTTTTCTTTTCTTCTTTTGCTTTTCTTTTGGCCTTAACTTCTGAATGCTTTTACTTGTTATAATCAAAGGACCTTTACGGACTGACTTTGCTTGTTTAGCTTTCTTTGCTTTCTGGGAAGGTTGGTTCTTTCTCTTCTTTTTGACTTTGATATCCTCGTCTAAGACTCGTACTGGCTCTGTGAACAAAGAGGTAATCTTTAATGGTATAGGCTTCGTGTACTTTGGCTTAATAAGCTGAACTCTTTTAATACTTATCGTCTTTCTTTTTAGAGACATAAGATACCTCCTGACTTATTTATCGTACTTTTATTATACAACAATTAAGGGGATGAATGCCCACCCCCTTTAAATTTTTATCTTCTTCTTGATGATTTCTTGACTGGTTCTTCTTTTTCCTGCACTTTTACCAAGAAATGCATATTGTCTACAATCAATGCTGTACTGTAATCACCATTGTTATTCTCTGTAGTTGCGTGGGCTTCTACAGAAATTAGATCTCCTTTGAAGCAGTAATCTTCAATAACCTTTACAATCTTTCCGAAACATTTCAAGCTGACAAAGTTTGTAATCTTGTTCCCTTGTTTGTCTTTATACCCAGTGTCTTGAGCCAGTGTAAACATACACACTGAACCTTTATCATTTACGTATGGGTCTTTTGTCAAACGACCTTCTAAAATTAACTTGTTTAACATATGCACATCCTCCTTCTACTTTTCAATTCTTTTTGCATATTTAATAAATGTATCTAGATCCATCTCATAGTATTCCTTGCCATAAGACAGACTTAATACCTTGATAGGTTTGAAACCTTGTTTGCTGAATTCTGACATTACTTTATCAGCTTTCAACTTATTGTTTAAAATCGTTGAGACTTCTTTTGTTGTGTTTGTCTCATCGTCAAACACCAGCACCGTAACAATGGTTGTATTCACGGTTCTGCCAATCTTGTTGTAAATAACTGCCATATTAACACGCTCCTTTCCAAAAGCTTCTTAAGAAATGAATATTTGGCTTTCTGAT